GATTCAAGGCATTTACGGGAGAAAAAATCGGCTCAAACATGAAGAAATGAAATGACTGAGTCAGCCGAGAAGAATTTCCCCGCTTATTCGCACCTTCCTTAGGTGTTAGCAGAATATAGCATCAAAGTCGAAACCGGTAGAAAAAATATTGGTGATTATTTCGCTGCATTTGGAACTGGAACAACAATGATTATTAGCATGATTGCTTTTTCCAGTCATAAGAATGAGTCGTGTTAATTTTTTCTATTCAATAGGAAATTATCATGTCATCAGAATATGAACAACTACGGTGACTTCTGCGCTAAACGGGGACGTTTATGCGCACATACAATCCAAACTCTCTTCTCCCTCCACAGATGCAGAAATACACCTGCGATTTTTTGCATTCGGTGTTTTTGGCAGCCAAGAACAGGGAGTCTCTGTTTGTCTGGCGGCTAAAGGTGATATGGAAATCGTGATGTCTTAGCCTAAAGTAGTTGCAACAGTTGGAGCGATTATGGTGGTAGTAGTGATCATCGCGCCCCCCATATGCAAGGGTTGACGACATTATTTATCCGGCGCTATATTCTGTGCGTTGCCGCAAAATCGGCGCACGGGATTGGCGTCCCGGACATCAAAACGACGCATAACCGCGTTCGCGGTTTTTTTATGCGCAGTGCACGTCTACACAAAAATTATGGTGGGCTGTGTGAGGGCTTCTTCGGAAGCGCCGGATTTCGTTTTGACCGGTTACGCCAACCTTGCACAGTCCACCACCAGTCGATTGGCGTCGTCGGTGGTGATAGCTCAAATTCAAAACGAGATTATCGCTATGGTCACTCAGCTCGCATTCCGCGATGTAAAATTCACTCCTATAAATCACAACAACCAGATCTGGTTTACCAGCAAAGAATTGGCGGCAGCATTAAAATATGCCAGCACCAAAGCAGTAACCGACATCTACAACAAAAATATTGATGAGTTTACTGACGGAATGTCTCAGGTCGTCGAATCAACGACCTCAGGAAATTATCGTAAGAAGACTCGCATTTTCTCCCTCCGTGGCGCCCATCTGATCGCCATGTTCGCCCGCACTCCTGTGGCCAAAGAATTCCGCCGCTGGGTGCTGGATATTCTCGATCGAGAAATTCAACAATCCCCAATCACAAAACAATTCACTGATAACGAACTTTGCACACTTGCTTGGTTATGGCGGGCAAGTGACACAATGTTAACCGCTTGCCAAAACGTCACTCCGCTTCTTCAGGTAGCAAAACACCGCGAAGCCGGTCGCTTCACTTCAATCGAACAAGAATATCCCCGGATACTCAATAAGGCACAGGCAATCCTTGCCAGAGAAACGGCACATGTAAAATTCCGGCCGTGGCAGGATGATAAGTGGAGTCGAGTATTGACGCATTTACGTTCTGAACGGCTGTAATAAAGTTGCGGGAGAGAAATGCCGCTAGTATTTTGTAATTAATTGAATGCTGACGGTTTAATGAGAAGTCAAGAACACTACTTGTACTATAATCGTTCGATGTTAGTGAGGGTTTGATGCAAAAAAATGAAGTGATTGACCCTAAATTTGCGCGATCAGCGACAGATTGTACACCGAGATCCTGTGGGCTGGAATTTGCAGAGAAATACCGAAAATGATATCCAATATTGTTTTCAGTTCCTACATCATACCTGATAAGGGTATAATCATAAAAATTAGGATAATTCAAGTTATAATTGTATGAATAAAAACGACCTTGAAGCATTATCTGACACTAGGCTTAATGAGGCCAAATGCTTGCTTGATCATGGCTTTTTTCATGGTGCATATTATCTTTGTGGGTATGCAGTTGAATGTGCATTGAAGGCCTGTATTGCCAAGTCATTTTTACAACATGAGTTTCCAAACAAAAAAGTCGTAAATGATTCATATACTCATGATTTGTCGCAACTTCTCAAAATTGCCAACTTACATCAAATTTTGATTGCTGACGCAAAAAATGATGTTTCGTTGGAGATTAACTGGTCGGTCGTTAAAGACTGGAGCGAGCAATTTAGATACGACAATAACATAAGTAAAGCTATGGCCGAACAATTGTTTGATGCTGTAGGTGACCAAAATTCTGGAGTTTTGAAATGGGTAAAAGCACACTGGTAATCGGCAGAGAGTTGACAAAAGATATGGAATTCTCAGGTCAATTTTTGTTAAAAAAACTCAAGTTACAGAATTTAACTATTGATGCTGCAATGTGGTTTTATTACCCAGATCTATCTTGGAGATATATTTTAGTTATCAGTGACTTCTCAGAACGTGGGCCGGCAGAAATATATAGAAAAATCAGTGAGATAAATAGAAATAGCATATCAAAAAAGTATAAGCCGATACCATTAGAAGCAATTGAGGCTAAGGGGGATTCAGCTTTTGTTTATAAAATGTTAAAAGGATTTGCTAGAGTCAACGATGGTAAAGTTCGCGTTTCTAATTCTATGGTAAATGGTTTAGAAATCGTTGACTGTCTGATCTATGAGTTAAAATAAGAAATCTCTTGCTGGGTATCATTATTGTTTAAATGACTTTTGATTTTCAATAATCAACTTGTCATAATTAAGTCACCGGAGTTTGAACTCCTCCGGTGACTTCTGCGCTAAACGGGGACGTTTATGCGCACATACAATCTAAACTATCTTCTCCCGTCACAGATGCAGAAATGCACCTGCGATTTTCTTTATCCAGCGTTTGACCTCTGCGGAGGTGAAGCGTGAACCTCCCACAAGACGGCATCAAACTGCATCGCGGTAACTTCACCGCTATCGGTCAGCAGCTCCAGCCTTATTTGGAAGACGGCAAGTGCTTTCGCATGGTGCTTAAACCGTGGCGCGAGAGACGCAGTCTTTCCCAGAATGCACTCAGCCACATGTGGTACAGCGAAATCAGTGAATACCTCATCAGCAGGGGTAAAACGTTCGCCACTCCAGCTTGGGTAAAAGATGCTCTCAAACACACATATCTCGGTTATGAAACCAAAGACCTGGTTGATGTCGTAACCGGTGATATCACCACTATCCAGTCGTTACGCCATACCTCCGATCTTGATACCGGAGAGATGTATGTCTTCCTGTGTAAGGTTGAAGCCTGGGCGATGAATATTGGTTGCCATCTGACTATTCCGCAGAGCTGCGAGTTCCAGCAGCTCCGCGACAAGCAGGAGGCGTAATGGCTACACCGCTTATTCGTGTCATGAACGGACACATCTACAGAGTACCAAATCGTCGTAAGCGTAAACCTGAGCTGAAGCCATCCGAAATACCAACACTGCTCGGGTATACCGCCAGCCTGGTTGATAAAAAATGGTTGCGACTGGCAGCAAGGAGGAGTCATGGCTGATTTGAGAAAAGCAGCGCGTGGTCGGGAATGCCAGGTAAGAATCCCTGGCGTATGTAATGGCAACCCTGAAACGTCTGTACTGGCACATATCCGGCTGACTGGATTGTGCGGCACCGGTACCAAACCGCCAGACCTGATTGCCACCATTGCATGTTCTGCCTGCCACGACGAAATCGACCGCCGCACACATTTTGTCGATGCTGCATATGCAAAAGAATGCGCGCTGGAAGGTATGGCGAGAACACAGGTTATCTGGCTGAAAGAGGGGGTTATTAAGGCGTGAATACCTACAGCATCACATTACCCTGGCCTCCGAGCAATAATCGCTATTACCGCCATAATCGCGGGCGCACGCACGTCAGCGCAGAGGGGCAGGCATACCGCGATAACGTCGCCCGAATCATTAAAAACGCAATGCTGGATATCGGCCTGGCTATGCCTGTGAAAATCCGTATTGAGTGCCACATGCCGGATCGCCGTCGCCGTGACCTGGATAATCTGCAAAAAGCCGCTTTTGACGCACTCACTAAAGCAGGTTTCTGGCTAGATGATGCTCAGGTCGTTGATTACCGCGTTGTGAAGATGCCTGTTACCAAAGGTGGGAGGCTGGAACTGACCATCACCGAAATGGGGAATGAATGATGTTTGAGTTTAATATGGCAGAACTTCTTCGCCACCGCTGGGGGCGTCTGCGCTTATATCGTTTCCCCGGTTCTGTTTTGACCGATTACCGAATACTGAAGAATTACGCCAAAACCCTGACAGGAGCAGGAGTATGAAGTCAGAGATAACAATCAACTAATACTGTTTTGTTGATTTTTGCTTGTAATTGGCGTTCTGGTCTGATTTTTGTGGAGTAAGTTGATGCGTGATATTCAGATGGCTCTTGAGCGTTGGGGAGCGTGGGCGGCTAATAATCATGAAGATGTGACCTGGTCGTCCATTGCCGCCGGTTTTAAGGGATTAATTCCTTCAAAAGTAAAATCTCGCCCACAATGTTGTGACGATGACGCGATGAGCATTTGCGGGTGCATGGCCCGTCTGAAAAAGAACAACAGCGATTTGCACGATTTATTAGTAGATTATTATGTAGTCGGTATGACATTCATGTCACTGGCAGGTAAGCATTGCTGCTCTGATGGTTATATCGGGAAAAGGTTACAGAAGGCTGAGGGTATAATTGAAGGGATGTTAATGGCATTAGATATCCGGTTAGAGATGGATATCGTTGTTAATAACTCTAATTAATATGCCAATTGTTTACTAAAAATTATTAAAAATGGGGCGTTGAGACGCCCCCAAAAATAAAGGGTAATATATAACAGAAGGTTTATATAGTTAGAAGCAAGGTTGTGCTTCTAAAGGAAGTGGCTTGAGGGAGCCACTTATATGTTGGGGAGGGAACGCCTCCCGCAACATATCTTTTTCGTAATCAGATTAGAACTGGTAAACCAGACCTACAGCAACGATGTCATCAGTGCTTACACCGAGTGCTTTAGTGAAGTCATTTTTGTCAAGCAGGTTGATTTTGTAATCAACGAAAGTAGACATATTTTTGTTGAAGTAATAGGTTGCACCTACATCAACATATTTGACTAAGTCCTGATCGCCCCATACTCCAAGATCCTTACCTTTAGATTGCAGGTAAGCAACGGACGGACGCAGACCGAAATCGAACTGATATTGTGCAACAGCTTCGAAGTTTTGGGCTTTATTAGCAACGAAGTGATCAGCAAATACAGTCATATTCTGGGTTTCAGAATAGGTAGTGGCCAGGTAAATGTTGTTAGCGTCATATTTCAGACCTGCGGCCCAAACTTCTGCATTTTTACCGGAAGCAAATACTTCAGGAAGAACTTTCCCTGCATTAACTTGAGTGTCGGTACGATCAGATTTCGCATAAGTTGCACCGATACCGAATCCTTCGTATTCATAGGTAGCAGAGAAACCGAAGCCATCACCGTTACCTTCAGTGTAGTTATCGAAATCGCTACGATCGTTTTTGCCTTGGTACTGAGCAGCAAAGTTCAGACCATCAACCAGACCAAAGAAGTCGTTGTTACGATAGGTTGCAACACCAGTGGTGCGACCAGTCATGAACACATCTGTTTGGGTCCAGGTATCGCCACCGAATTCTGGCAGAACGTCAGTCCACGCACCGATGTCGTATGCTACACCGTAGTTACGGCCGTAATCGATGGAGCCGTAGTCACCGAATTTCAGGCCAGCGAAGGCAAGACGGGTTTTATCTTTGGAGGAACCTTGAGATTCAGCGCGGTTGCCTTTGAATTCATATTCCCACTGACCGAAACCAGTCAGTTGATCGTTGATTTGGGTTTCACCTTTGAAGCCAAGACGGGCATAAGTAGTATCACCATCATCTGCATCATTAGAGGAGAAGTAGTGCTTAGCATTAACTTTCCCGTACAGATCCAGCTTGTTACTGTCTTTATTATAAATTTCAGCTGCCTGAGCAGACATCGCCATCAGTACTGATGCAGCTACAGCAGAAATTGCCACTGTTAATTTTTTCATCGTGAGCCCTTTTTTTTGAACTATTATTAAAAAATGATGTCACTGCGCGATAAATATTCATCTAATCAATGTGATTATTTCAAGATGTAAGTTTTGGTTTCTCGTTTAATTTGTGAAGTAGATCTCTATTTTTATCTAAACTTTTTTCTATCGAATCCTATTCATGGCTCTTGGCTGAATAAAAATAAATCTATTAGCCAATTTATATTAATGGCTGTTATTTATAAGCGCTCTATAATTTGAAGGTTCAATTTAAACTGGCTAAAAATAACGCTGGAAATTATTTGTTGGTTATTTGTTGAGATTTGCTTATGTATTTGTAGTGGTGTTTTCAATACTCGGTAGCATTCTCGCAAATATCATTTAGTGGTTTACGTACGTAAAAAATTGGTTATGCTGTTAAGAGTGGTTACTTCGTCACACAGCTTAAACCCGCCGTCGAGCGGGTTTTTCCATTTTTTGAGTCTCGATATTAGCTGATAACCCAATACCTGAGTTATTCACTGACTCCGAGTCTGTTACGTTTCGTAGTATTCCCTCAATTTACACCCGCTTTGTCTGCGAGGTGGGGTTATGAAATCCATGGATAAGTTAACAACGGGTGTCGCCTATGGCACCTCAGCAGGTAGTGCCGGGTACTGGTTTTTACAGCTGCTCGATAAAGTCACGCCCTCACAGTGGGCAGCAATAGGTGTGCTGGGTAGCCTGGTATTTGGCCTGCTGACGTACCTGACAAACCTTTATTTCAAGATTAAAGAAGATAAGCGCAAGGCTGCGAGAGGTGAATAATGCCTCCATCATTACGAAAAGCTGTTGCTGCTGCTATTGGTGGCGGGGCTATTGCTATAGCATCTGTGTTAATCACTGGCCCAAGTGGTAACGATGGTCTGGAAGGTGTGAGACATAATCCTTACAAAGACATAGTTGGTGTATGGACTGTATGTTACGGGCATACAGGAAAAGACATCATTCCCGGTAAAACGTATACCGAAGCAGAGTGCAAAGCCCTCCTGAATAAAGACCTTGCCACTGTCGCCAGACAAATTAACCGGTACATCAAAGTCGATATACCGGAAACAACGCGCGGCGCTCTTTACTCGTTCGTCTACAACGTGGGTGCTGGCAATTTCAGAACATCGACGCTTCTTCGCAAAATAAACCAGGGTGATATTAAAGGCGCATGTGATCAGCTACGGCGCTGGACATACGCTGGCGGTAATCAATGGAAAGGACTGATGACTCGCCGTGAGATTGAGCGTGAAGTCTGTTTGTGGGGGAAACAATGAGCAGAGTAACCGCGATTATCTCCGCTCTGGTTATCTGCATCATCGTCTGCCTGTCATTGGCTGTTAATCATTACCGTGATAACGCAATCGCCTACAAAGAGCAGCGCGATAACAAGGCCAGTGAACTAGAGAAGGCGAACGCCACCATCGCTGACATGCGGAAGCGTCAACGTGATGTAGCAGAACTCGACGCAAGATACACAAAGGAGCTTGCTGATGCTAACGCGACTATCGAAAGTCTCCGTGCTGATGTTTCTGCTGGGCGTAAGCGCCTGCAAGTCGCCGCCACCTGTGCAAAGTCAACGACCGGAGCCAGCGGCATGGGCGATGGAGAAAGCCCAGGACTTACAGCAGATGCTGAACTCAATTATTACCGTCTCCGAAGTGGAATCGACAAGATAACCGCGCAGGTTAACTACCTGCAGGAATACATCAGGACGCAATGCCTGAAATAATTTTTTTGCAAATCACAAAGTCCATTTAATGAGCCTCGCGATGCGGGGCTTTTTTTACATCTGAATTTCACAGCGCATCTCACGCGCATATTACATCACCCGAGCCTTTCAGAAAGTTGAGCCTGAGAACTGCCGTATATGGTGGCGACCATCTCGGGGCGGCTTTTCTGTGAGACAGGCTCACTTTCTAAAAGGTAAAGACGCTATGAACCAATTAGAAGAAAAGCTTCAAAGAATGATTTCCTTATACAAGGAAGATAACTGCCAAAAAGTTCCTGAAAACATCGCAGAGTTAATGGAATTGGCAAGTGAATTTTCTGGCATGCTTAAGTCGTCAGGTGTTCGGTCAGCGTTCTTTGTTGAAATGCTGATGCACGGCGGACTTATGACAACAATGAGACGTGTAATGGAAGACCAGAGAAAAGAACCTCCTCAGGTATACGTTTTGTCATCGAAGAAAACTGGGCTAACCAAAATTGGGTATTCATCCAACATTCCACAACGCATCAAATCGCTTGGCAACTCTGGACCAGACTGCTTGAAGCTTGAGTGCCTGATCCCTGGTGGAAGAGAAACTGAAAACATGCTTCATCGCAAATTTGCCGCAAAGAGAAAGCACGGTGAATGGTTCGCCCTGTCCAAGGATGACATTGAGGGATTGAAATCTGTAGCGATTACTTCTGATGGCTATTAATGCTTGTTTAGAGCAATTTTCATAACAACTCTTCATTACAAAGCCCATCTACTGGTGGGCTTGATAATGAAACCGTGATTTACATCCCCACAATCCGGGTATGTAAAAGATAGTTCAGGCGAGAACGGATTTAACTAAATCTGTGCGTCACCAGTTAACGGCAGTACCACGAAACAACCCAAGCCAGTAAGTGGGGAAATAACACCGGCAGCCACTGAAAGATGAACCTCCTGCCTTATGGCAAAAAAGATTCTTTGTGGTGGCGGACTGATGGAAAGACATCCTAATTTCAGCCAAACATTGAAGGAGTTGTTATGTCAGCAGAAGGTTTCAATAACCCATCAAAATTCCGGGATGAGTGGGATAGCAGCGTAAAGAGTAAGTGATGCCATCACAAAAGCCATTCCCTACAGAGTGGCTTTGATAATGGCTTATACCCTACACGGGATAACTTAACTGATATCCCTTTTAAAGGATAAAGGTATTCAAGCCTGACACATCATGCGCTGTATCGTCGCCGTATTCCCGTATTAACAGAGACCGTAGCCCGACGGGGAACTCCTTCTGCGCGAGTGTGCGGGAATAATCAAAAACGATGCACACTGGGGTTACCGGGTACACATATTTCATCATGCCAGCGAGTCCGGTTCTGGCACGGAAGAAACCGGACGTTATGATTTAGTGCGGAAATATTTGTGTAGTGTTCTGAATGTTCTCAGTAAAGAGTAATGAATTATCAAAGGTATAGTAATACCTTTTGTTTTCGTGGATATTTGTAATCCATCTGAAAACCCCTGCTGTAGCAAGATTTTTCCTGTATTCGTAAAATGATAACTCTCCTGATTTGAATCCTTTTAATGTGGCTTCTATAAGGCATTTATTTTTTGAAAATCTTACATTTACAACCTTACCCTGTCCTTTTATTAAAACCGTATTATCGTTTTCAAGAACAAGATGAATATTCTCTGTGGCTAAATAGTAAATGTAATGTGAGACATTGTGACGTTTTAGTTCAGAATAAAACCAGTGATAGTTTAAATTATTTCGCACTTTATCGAATATTTGTTTAAAAATGGCAACCTGAGCCATTGTAGTACCTTCCATGTGATATGAAGGTACCTAGTCTGCACGATTATCTAAATTGCTTCAATCTGGTCTGACCTGCTTTCTGAGCAATTCAGTAATGTCACTCTTTTCTTTGTTTGCTTCAGGCGAAACTCTTTTTTCTGAGCACAGTCTTCGGCGGCAGGCTTCAATGACCCAGGCTGAGAAATTCCCGGACCCTTTTTGATCAAGAGCGATGTTAATTTGTTCAATCATTTGGTTAGGAAAGCGGATGTTGCGGGTTGTTGTTCTGCGGGTTCTGTTCTTCGTTGACATGAGGTTGTCCCGTATTCAGTGTCGCTGATTTGTATTGTCTGAAGTTGTTTTTACGTTAAGTTGATGCAGATCAATTAATATGATACCTGCGTCATAATTGATTATTTGACGTGGTTTGATGGCGTAGATGCACGTTGTGACATGCAGATGATAATTATTATCATTTTGCGGGTCCTTTCCGGCGATCCGACAGGTTACGGGGCGGCGACCTCGCGGGTTTTCGCTATTTATGAAAATTTTCCGGTTTAAGGCGTTTCCGTTCTTCTTCGTCGTAACTTGATGTTTTTATTTAAAATACCCTCTGAAAAGAAAGGAAACGACAGGTGCTGAAAACGAGCTTTTGGGCCTCTGTCGTTTCCTTTCTCTGTTTTAGGCCGTGGAATGAACAATGGAAGTCAACAAAAAGCAGCTGGCTGACATTTTCGGTGCGAGTATCCGTACCATTCAGAACTGGCAGGAACAGGGAATGCCCGTTCTGCGAGGCGGTGGCAAGGGTAATGAGGTGCTTTATGACTCTGCCGCCGTTATAAGATGGTATGCCGAAAGGGATGCTGAAATTGAGAACGAAAAGCTGCGCCGGGAAGTTGAAGAACTGCGGCAGGCCAGCGAGACAGATCTCCAGCCAGGGACTATTGAGTACGAACGCCATCGACTTACGCGTGCGCAGGCCGACGCACAGGAGCTGAAAAATGCCAGAGACTCCGCTGAAGTGGTGGAAACCGCATTCTGTACTTTCGTGCTGTCGCCGGATCGCAGGTGAAATTGCCAGTACTCTCGACGGGATCCCCCTGTCGGTGCAGCGGCGTTTTCCGGAACTGGAAAACCGACATGTTGATTTCCTGAAACGGGATATCATCAAAGCCATGAACAAAGCAGCCGCGCTGGATGAACTGATACCGGGGTTGCTGAGTGAATATATCGAACAGTCAGGTTAACAGGCTGCGGCATTTTGTCCGCGCCGGGCTTCGTGCCCTGTTCAGGCCGGAGCCACAGACCGCCGTTGAATGGGCGGATGCTAATTACTATCTCCCGAAAGAATCCGCATACCAGGAAGGGCGCTGGGAAACACTGCCCTTTCAGCGGGCCATCATGAATGCGATGGGCAGCGACTACATCCGTGAGGTGAATGTGGTGAAGTCTGCCCGTGTCGGTTATTCCAAAATGCTGCTGGGTGTTTATGCCTACTTTATAGAGCATAAGCAGCGCAACACACTTATCTGGTTGCCGACGGATGGTGATGCCGAGAACTTTATGAAAACCCACGTTGAGCCGACCATCCGCGATATTCCGTCGCTGCTGGCGCTGGCTCCGTGGTATGGCAAAAAGCACCGGGATAACACGCTCACTATGAAGCGTTTTTCCAATGGTCGTGGCTTCTGGTGCCTGGGCGGTAAAGCGGCAAAAAACTACCGTGAAAAGTCGGTGGATGTGGCGGGTTATGATGAACTTGCTGCCTTTGATGAGGATATTGAACAGGAAGGCTCTCCGACGTTCCTTGGCGACAAACGTATTGAAGGCTCGGTCTGGCCAAAGTCCATCCGTGGCTCCACGCCCAAAGTGAGAGGCACCTGCCAGATTGAGCGTGCAGCCAGTGAATCCCCGCATTTTATGCGTTTTCATGTTGCCTGCCCGCAATGCGGGGAGGAGCAGTATCTTAAATTTGGCGACAAAGAGACGCCGTTTGGCCTCAAATGGACGCCGGATGACCCCTCCAGCGTGTTTTATCTCTGCGAGCATAATGCCTGCGTCATCCGCCAGCAGGAGCTGGACTTCACTGATGCCCGTTATATCTGCGAAAAGACCGGGATCTGGACCCGTGATGGCATTCTCTGGTTTTCGTCATCCGGTGAAGAGATTGAGCCGCCGGACAGCGTGACCTTTCACATCTGGACGGCGTACAGCCCGTTCACCACCTGGGTGCAGATTGTCAAAGACTGGATGAAAACGAAAGGGGATACGGGAAAACGTAAAACCTTCGTAAACACCACGCTCGGTGAGACGTGGGAGGCGAAAATTGGCGAACGTCCGGATGCTGAAGTGATGGCAGAGCGGAAAGAGCATTATTCAGCGCCCGTTCCTGACCGTGTGGCTTACCTGACCGCCGGTATCGACTCCCAGCTGGACCGCTACGAAATGCGTGTATGGGGATGGGGGCCGGGTGAGGAAAGCTGGCTGATTGACCGGCAGATTATTATGGGTCGCCACGACGATGAACAGACGCTGCTGCGTGTGGATGAGGCCATCAATAAAACCTATACCCGCCGGAATGGTGCAGAAATATCGGTATCCCGTATCTGCTGGGATACTGGCGGGATTGACCCGACCATTGTGTATGAACGCTCGAAAAAACATGGGCTGTTCCGGGTGATCCCCATTAAAGGGGCATCCGTCTACGGAAAGCCGGTGGCCAGCATGCCACGTAAGCGAAACAAAAACGGGGTTTACCTTACCGAAATCGGTACGGATACCGCGAAAGAGCAGATTTATAACCGCTTCACACTGACGCCGGAAGGGGATGAACCGCTTCCCGGTGCCGTTCACTTCCCGAATAACCCGGATATTTTTGAACTGACCGAAGCGCAGCAGCTGACTGCTGAAGAGCAGGTCGAAAAATGGGTGGATGGCAGGAAAAAAATACTGTGGGACAGCAAAAAGCGACGCAATGAGGCGCTCGACTGCTTCGTTTATGCGCTGGCGGCGCTGCGCATCAGTATTTCCCGCTGGCAGCTGGATCTCAGAGCACTGCTGGCGAGCCTGCAGGAAGAGGATGGTGCAGCAACCAATAAGAAAACACTGGCAGATTACGCCCGTGCCTTATCCGGAGAGGATGAATGACGCGACAGGAAGAACTTGCCGCTGCCCGTGCGGCACTGCATGACCTGATGACAGGAAAACGGGTGGCAACGGTACAGAAAGACGGACGGCGAGTGGAGTTTACGACCACTTCCGTGTCTGACCTGAAAAAATACATTGCTGAGCTGGAAGTGCAGACCGGCATGACACAGCGACGCAGGGGACCTGCAGGATTTTATGTATGAAAACGTCCACCATTCCCACCCTTCTGGGGCCGGACGGCATGACATCACTGCGTGAATATGTCGGTTATCACGGCGGTGGCAGCGGATTTGGTGGGCAGTTGCGGGCGTGGAATCCACCGGGTGAAAGTGTGGATGCAGCCCTGCTGCCCAACTTTACCCGTGGCAATGCCCGCGCGGACGATCTGGTACGCAATAACGGCTATGCTGCCAACGCCATCCAGCTGCATCAGGATCATATCGTCGGGTCTTTTTTCCGGCTCAGTCATCGCCCAAGCTGGCGCTATCTGGGCATCGGGGAGGAAGAAGCCCGTGCCTTTTC